GCAATTGCGACACAGCATCAGGTTCTGCTGGCGCTCGTGTTTGTTTGATGGGACACAAAGATTCTTTGGTTCTGGTTGAGCAAATTGGTGTGCGTTCACAAGTTCAGTACAAGCAAGAGTATCTTGCTACGCTGTTCACATCTGACACGTTGTATGGCGTTCAGATTCTCCGTGATGCGGCAAGTGTCGGTGCGGCTAAGTCTGCATCTATGTTTGCTCTCTTAGTTCCTGCCTAATTGCAGTTGCGCCCCTCGCCCTAGTGGTGGGGGGACTTTTTTAACCTAATTAGGAGAATCTTATGGCGGCGGCAACAGCAGTTGTATCACGTAGAGGAACTGACACATTCCGTGGGTTATTTTCAGATACGTTTTCAGTAGTAGCAACCTTGAACGCATCATCTCTAGCAGATGGCGCAGGAGAGACAAACACGATAGCAGTCCCAGGCGTTAAGTTGGGCGATATTGTGATGAACATTAGTTTGGGTGTGGATGTCTCTGGCATCTCCATTACTCCTTATGTTTCAGCGGCAGATACTGTGTCTATTCGTTTCCAAAACGAGTCAACAGGCACATTAGATTTAGCATCTACCACAATTCGTTGTGTGGTTGTTAGATTAGTCTAAAGATCGGGAGGCTTGCCTCCCTTTCTTTTAAGGATAAATATGGCTTTGTTTCGTTGCAATAAATCTGGCAATACAGTCGAATTCAGATATGACTTTGATATTGTCGAAATGCGTAGACACCCAGAATACACAGAGGTTGATACTTCTGCTGTTGTGGAGGTTGAAAAGGTTGATGGAACAAGGCAGACACTAACTTTGAAGAAACCTATGGGTAGACCCCGTAAGGAACAACTGTTATGAGTGATATTGATGCGAGAGATTTTGGCAGAATAGAAGCCCAAGTAGAGGCTCTGCAAGTGGAAGTTCACCAATTGGCTAATGATGTTAAGGCACTCCTTGAGTTGGCAAACAAGTCTAAGGGTGGCTTTTGGATGGGTATGGTCATTGCCTCTGCCTTATCTGGCGTGGTAAGTTTCTTTGCCGCAAGGTGGATGAAGTAAATTAACTAGGAGATTACTATGATGTACGGAAAACCAAGCAAGATGACAGGCTCAAAGATGCCTAAAAAAAATAGAAAAAGGGTGTGCCTATTGCCATTATGGTGGCAGTTGGTAAGCCAAAAGGTCTGCCTATGCGTGGTCAGCGCACCGCTACCAATATGATGAAGAAGTCTGGGAGAAGTAAATGAGTTCACTATCTGGGGCAAAAACCCTTTTAAGTGCAGTAGTTGCTACTGGTGCATCTCAGCCTATCCAAATTGATGGTGGTCAACCAGTATTTATGCAAGTCTCTGGAATTACAAGTGCAACTGTTGTTTTGCAAGGTAGTCTAGATGGTAGTAATTGGGCAACCCTTGGTTCTGCTTTGACTGCTGATGGAATGGTTACTATTGCCAATGCACCTAAATATGTACGGGCAAACTGTACAGTTTATGTAACTGGCACTATCACAGCTAAGGTTTTTTACTAATATGAAAACCAAAGCACAAGCCAAGATTAGCAAGGTTATGAAAGAGTATGGGGCAGGAAAACTGCACACAGGCTCTAAAAAAGGCAAGATAGTAACTAGCCAAAAGCAAGCAATTGCTATTGCTTTATCTGAGGCAGGAAAGGCGAAAAATAAATGAAACAAGGACTTTATGCCAATATCAATGCCAAACAAGCAAGAATTAAGGCTGGCTCTGGTGAACGTATGCGGAAAGTTGGTAGCAAAGGCGCACCAACTGCTCAAGCGTTTAGGGAGTCTGCTAAAACTGCAAAGAAACCAAAAAAGGTGAAGTAGATGAAGATTAAAGAGTGTCTGGATAAAGAAACTGTTGAAAAACTAGTTCTTTCACATGGCACTTGGAAACATCTTTTTTATCGCTGTTATGCAAAAAATTCACCTGATTACAAAAATTACGGGGATCGTGGAATAGATGTTTGTCACCAATGGCATGGTGACTCTGGTTTCTATGAGTTTATAAATGATATTGGATTAAGACCATCTAAAGAATATTCATTAGACAGAATCAATGTCAATAAAGGTTATTACCCAGAAAATGTTAAATGGGCTACTAACATAGAACAGGCAAACAATAGGCGCAATACAAAAAGATACCTATTAGATGGGGAAAACTTAACAATTTCTGAGATTTCAAGAAAGTTAAATATCCCATATAAAAGACTTTGGAAAGCAAATAAACTTTACGGAAGTCCTTTTGAGCATGAGAAACTTGACCCTAATAAGGATAAGTATTTTTATGATGGCTCATATAGATCAATGAGCGAAATTGCAAAAATGGTTAATCTTAAGCCAAGCACTTTAATGCGAAGACTTAGGACAGGTGTCAATTTTGATTTTGCTATTGTGGCTCCTTTGCAGTCTGGGACAAACTTGAAAGATAGATCAAAATGGTCTTAAAGAAATACCAAAATCCAAAAGGCGGTCTTAATGAGGCTGGTCGGCAGTTTTATAAAAAAACTGAGGGACTAAATCTTAAATCTCCGTTAAAATCAGGTGACTCTTCAAGAAGAGCAAGTTTCTTGGCTCGTATGGCTGGTAATAGCGGTGCTGAGTACAAGAACGGAGAACCGACTCGATTGCTTCTTTCGCTGAAGGCTTGGGGTGCTGATTCCAAGGCTGACGCAAAGGCAAAGGCTAGAGCAATTTCATCACGAAATAAGGCGAAGGCAAGCAAATGAGAGCATTATCGGTTGGAGTTAGTCCCACAGCGGCAGTAGACACAACAGTCTATACGTGTCCAAAGGGCTACTACGCCAAATTTACTGTAATGTACATTCACAATACAGGCGGCTCTACCAAGCACATAACTGTTCAATGGTTTGACGCAAGTGCTAGTAGCACTCTTGATATATTAACTTCTTACACCCTTACATCAAAAAACTATCTTCAGTTTGATGGTGGTGCGTATATTGTTCTTGAAGAAGATGACAAAATCAAAATAACTACTGAGTCGGGCAGTACATTCAGTTTTATAGCAACCTTTGAAGAAATAGGATTGACAAGACAATGACCTACTTAGAACTGATTAACGATGTTTTGGTTCGGTTGCGTGAGACAACAGTCTCTACTAACGCAGAAACCTCCTATTCCACCCTGATTGGCAAGTTTGTCAATGATGCCAAGCGTCAAGTAGAAGATGCGTTTGGTTGGAATATCTTGGGTCAAACCATCACAGTCACCACAGCATCTAGTACTGCTTCTTACTCCCTTACGGGGGCTGGTCAGAAGTTCCAAGTGCAAGATGTTATCAACACAACAAGCAACATAAGTCTCACAAACATCAACTTTGTGGACATGAATCGCAAGCAAAACTTCACCCCATTGGTGAACGCAATTCCAACTGAGTTTGCCTTTGATGGCGTGGATGGCTCTTACGATACTAAAGTCACCCTGTTCCCAATCCCTAATGGCGTATACACAATCAAGTTTTCCTTGGTTGTCCCACAAGCCACTTTGTCTGCGGATGGTACTGTGGTAAAAGTGCCTGATGTGTTGGTGGCACAAAATGCCTATGCCCGTGCATTGGTTGAGCGTGGTGAAGATGGCGGACTAACCTCCTCAGAGGCTTATGGGCTATACAGATCAATGTTGTCAGACTATATTGCTCTTGAGGGTACTCGTTATCCTGAGACAGGGGAGTTTGTAGCAATATGAGTCAAGCAATACAAACCTCTAGCATCTCAGCCCCAGGCTTCTTCGGGTTAAACACCCAAGATTCGCCTTTGGACTTGAATCAAGGGTTTGCGCTTGTTGCCACTAATTGCATCATTGACCAATACGGACGCATCGGTTCACGTCAAGGGTGGTCTAGAGTTAACGCATCTAGTGGCAATTTAGGTGCTAATGATGTCAAAGTTATCCATGAGTTAATCCAAGCAGATGGCTCTTTAACTGTGCTGTTTGCTGGCAACAACAAGTTATTCAAATTAGGCGCATCCAATGTTGTTACAGAATTGACCTATGGGGGAGGGGGGTCTGCTCCTACCATTACGGCAAGCAACTGGCAATGTGTATCCTTAAATCAAATCACATACTTTTTCCAATCTGGCTCTAACCCATTGATATACGACCCCGCTGTGAGTACTACTACTTATAGGCGTGTGTCTGAGAAAAGTGGTTATGTGGGGACTGTGCCTGATGCAAACATTGCGTTGTCTGCTTACGGGAGATTGTGGGTAGCGACTACAGCATCCAACAATTCAACTGTGTCATTTAGTGATCTGACTGCGGGGCATATTTGGGCTACTGGTACTGCTGGTAGTCTAGATGTCTCTAGGGTGTGGCCTAACGGCTCAGATGAGATTACGGGTTTGGCGGCACACAATGGATTCTTGTTTATCTTTGGTAAGCGTCAAATCTTGGTTTATGCCAATGCAACCACTCCGTCCACGATGTCCTTGAGCGACACAATTGAGGGCATAGGTTGTATTGCTAGAGATAGTATTCAAACAACGAGTACGGATGTTTTGTTCTTGTCTAACTCTGGTGTCAGATCGTTGATGAGAACAATCCAAGAGAAGTCTGCGCCTGAAAGGGACTTGTCTAAGAATATACGTAATGACTTGATGGGAACTGTTGCGGGTGAGACATTAGCCAACATTAAGTCTGTTTACTCTGAGAGACAAGCGTTTTACTTGTTGGTAACCCCAAGCATTGACACTACATGGTGTTTCGATACAAAGGCTTTCTTGCCCGATGGTGCGGCAAGGGTTACGACTTGGGACTCTATCACGCCAACATCTTTGCTCTCTAAGAGAGATGGAAGTTTGTTGGTTGGACAGAATGGTTATATTGGCCTGTATAACACCTACCAAGATTACAACGAAGCGTATCGCTTTTTGTACTACACAAACCATGCAGACCTTGGTGATCAGAATGTAACTTCCATTTTGAAGAAGTTATCGATTGTGGTGATTGGTGGAACAAACCAAGATGTGACATTTAAGTGGGGCTTTGACTTTAAAACCAACTATTTGTCAGATAACGCAAGTATTCCAGAGCAAGATGTTTACTACTACGGCATTGCTGAGTATGGTGCAAATGCTACTACTGTTGCGTACTACTCTGATGGCGTTGCTTTGCAGACATTGAATGTTTCCGCAAGTGGTGCGGGTAAGGTTGTACAAACAGGGTATGAGGCCGACATCAATGGTACAGCCTTGTCTATACAGAAAATTGAAATTCAAGCCAAACGTGGCAAAGTAAGTTAAAGGAGATTATCTTGTCTGATTACACAAAAAGCACGAACTTTGCTACCAAAGATAACCTATCTTCTGGCAATGCTTTAAAGATTGTCAAGGGTACTGAGATTGATACAGAGTTCAACAACATTGCTACGGCTATTGCAACAAAGGCAGATTTAGCATCCCCTACCTTTACTGGTACGCCTACATTACCTACTGGTACTGTGGCTACTACTCAAAGTTCTGGAAACAACACAACCGCAATAGCAACTACTGCTTTTGTGCAAGCGGCAATTGCTTTGCTTTACCCTGTCGGCTCAGTCTATACAAATGCAAGTGTCAGCACTAACCCAGCCACTCTTCTTGGCTTTGGCACTTGGACAGCCTTTGGCGCAGGGCGCGTCATGGTTGGTTTTGACTCAGGCAATGCTTTGTTTGACACGGCAGAAGAAACTGGTGGTAGTGCAGATGCTATTACTGTGAGCCACACCCATACGGCTACCTTTACGGGTACTGCGATGGGTACGCATAGACACAATGTTGGTTCTAATGACTCTACAGCACAGGCTGGTAGTGACGCAGGTAATCAAGAATTTGTGCGTGATTCAGGCGCTGGAAATGGCCCTGCTACCTACACAAACTATGAATCTGCTGGCACTCCTGCTGGTTCTGTTTCTGTTGCGTCTGCTGGCTCTAGTGGCACAAATGCTAACTATCAGCCATACATAACTGTCTATATGTGGAAACGCACAGCATGATTGCAGAAGAAGTTATACAAGTCATTGATGGAACATTGGATGACATTGAGAACTTTAACGAGATTGCGTTGGAGCATTGGGAATATTTCAAGAATAAAAAGCCAATGTTCAACAAGGAGTATCTTGGTAGTTTACGTGTTGCAATAGCCAAGGATGAGGAAAAGTCAGTTGGGTATGTTTTCTATATGTTTTATAGAAGCCCCTATCATGATGAAATGTGGTGTCAGGTTGATATGTTTTTTTTATTGCCATCACATCGTGGGAATGGCACAGGAAGAAAAATGTTTGAACTTGTTGAAAAAGTTGCAAAGAGCAATGGGTGCAAAAAACTTATTACAAGTTATAACTTAAAAGAGTCTTTAGAAATGTTTTACGAGAAACTTGGTTTTAATGCTACTCATGTAGCGGTAGCAAAGGAGATTTGATATGCCTTATATTGGTGGAGCAATGGTTGTTGGCGGGTTATTGCAAGGGCAATCCGCTAAAAGTGCGGCACAACAATCTGCCGCCGCACAATTAGAATCCGCACGAATAGCGGCAGATGCGGCTAAGTTCCGTCCTGTTGGAGTAACTACACGTTTTGGAGCATCTCAGTTTGAGATGAGTCCAGAAGGATATTTACAGAGTGCAGGATACACAGTATCTCCTGAACTACAACAATATCAAGATCAATTACGAGCGTTATCGCAACAACAAATACAACAAGGTTTAATGGCTCCAGAGCAGTACGCCCCTCTACAAGGTGCGGCTGGTGGGTTATTTAGTCTTGGTCAACAGTATTTGGCTCAAACTCCTGAACAAGCGGCTCAGAAGTACATTGAACAGCAACAAAACTTGCTTGCTCCTAGCCGTGAAAGACAGTATGCACAAGTGCAAAACCAACTGTTTAATACAGGGCGTGGTGGTTTGTCAGTAGGTGCAACGGGATTGCGACCAGGCGGAGGTTTAGGACTTAGTGCGGCTAATCCTGAGATGGAAGCCTATTACAACGCATTGGCACAACAAGACTTACAACTTGCGGCTCAAGCACAAGAGGCTGGTCAACGACAAACTGCATTTGGTGCTGGATTATTTGGTAGTGGATCGCAATTGCTTGGTCAGTATCAGGCTGGTCAAGTTGGTGCATTGTCACCATTCCAAACCTCTCTTGGCTTGGGTGGAACTATTGAATCAATGGGTCAACAGGGTCTTGAGATTGGTAGTGCGTTAGGTGGTAGGTCTGCTACTGCTGGTGCTAATGTAGGAAGGTCTTTGCTAGAGGGTGGGCTGGGCGCGGCAAGAACAATGCAAGCCGCCAACGCGTACAACCCATTGGCTAATATCTTACAAGGTGCGGGAACTAATCCGCTATTTACACAATACAGACAGCCATATGTAAATGCTCAACAAGCAATGAACCAATATGGCGCAAGTAATGTGTATGGTTATGGCGGGCAAGGACAAGTTCCAACACAATATACAAGTTTTGATTAAGGAGTAACCAAATGGCAACAGATATCGTAGGTGGATTATTTGGTATCACTCCTGAAGCATACCAAGCACAACAAAATAGACAGGCATTAGCACAGTCAGCAGAACTGGCTCAACTCGATCCTTTTGCGTCTGCTCGTACTAGCCTTATCTATGGTGGCAGACAGTTGGGTGGTGCTATTGCTGGCGCATTGGGTGCTGAAGACCCACAGTTACGCATCATCAGCGCACGAAATGCTGTTATGCAAGAGGTTGATCCAACAAATCCAGCATCGTTACAAAGCGCAATACAAAGGCTTGCTTCCGCAGGTGATCAGCGTGGTGCGCTAGAGTTGTCAAACTATTTGCGTAAAGCACAAAGTGAAAACGCTTTGATTCAGCAAAGAACTGCTGAAAAGATGACTCCAGAACAACGCAATGCTTTGGCATCAGCAACATTAAGGCAACAAATAAACCAAGTTACAGCGGAGCCAGATTCGGATAAAAAAAGAAACACACTTGCATTTCTTAGCAACCAACTTTCAGCATTGACTACTCCAAAACCCGATAAGGTTGCTGACGTTATACAAATTTCTCAAGAAATTGGATCTTTAACAACACAACTACAAACTTTGAAAGCAATGGGGCAAGATAAGGGTAGTCCTCAATACGATAGCATAGTAGCGCAAATAAAACGTTTAGATAATTCAAAAGATAAAATCTCGCCATTTGCTCAAACTCTTATTGATGCTGGAATAATGCCAGAAACAGAAACATTTAAAAACAGAATGAATCAGTTTATTGAAAGTAAACTTGAAGGTGAAAAAAAGGGTTCTGGTAATGTAATTATTGGTGGCATAACGATTGATTCTGGAGCCGCATCAAAAGAAGCAGGTAAAAATATTGGTGCTAAGGTTGCTAACATTGAGGAGCAATATTCTTTACAAACCGCAATAAAAGACGCAACAAAGTTGGTTGGGCAAGGTATTTATGCAGGTGCTTATGGCCCCGAAAAAGGATTTATTGCTAAATATTCTGGTGGAATGATTGGGGATTCTAAGAAGGTACAAAATACAGAAGTTTTCCTTGCTAACATTGGTGAAATTGTTATTCCAAGATTGCAACAATTTGGTGGCAATGATTCCAATGAAGAACTAAAGTACTTGCAAAAAGTTGTTGCAGGAGAGCAACGCCTAGAGCCAGAATCAATGAAACGTATTTTGGAAAGCGCAGAAAAGAAAACCAGAAACAATATTGCTCGTTTGCAAAAACAAGTAGAAACTGGGAAAACTGGTGGTGATTTGCCTTTGCAACCAATCCAACCAGCGCCATCTGCGCCACGAGTAACCAAAAGATTAAATCCCGCAACTGGAAAAATAGAATCCGTGACTGGAGAATAAGATGGCATCAATATATGTACAAGTAGGCAATGACGTTATTGAGTTTCCAGAAGGAACTACTGACGAACAAATAGAAAAACTGCTTGCTCCTCAAGCGCAAGTTACGCCACCATCTTCAGGATTTATGATGGGGCTAAAAGACCCTATTACGGGTGGAGCGCAATTGTTACCACGGGCTTTGGCTGGCGTAACTTCAGGATTTGGAGCATACAAAAACCCTGTTAGTGAATTCTTTACAAGCGAAGCACAGCGCATGGATGAACTTGCTCGTGCTGAAGAACAGGCATACCAGCAACAGCGTCAGGCTCAAGGTCAAACAGGCTTTGATGTGTCTAGATTAGCGGGAAACATAATTAACCCTGCTTCTATTGTTCCTGCCACAAGAGCGGCTCAATTAGCGCGTGGTGCTGGTTATGGCAGAACTACGCAAGCAGTTGCTAGTGGAGTTGCTGGTGGAGCAATGCAACCAGTTACAGGAGAGGGTGACTTTGGTAGTCAAAAAGCCGAACAAGTTATTGTTAGTGGAGTAACGGCTCCTATTGGAGAAAAAGTTGTTTCTGGTGTTGGCAGAGCATTAAATCCGCTTGTTTCTAAAGCAGAACAAACTATGCGTGACCTTGGAATTATGCCAACCACAGGTCAAACATTAGGTGGCAAATTTAATACATTTGAAGAATTTGCACAAAATCTACCTCTCATAGGAGATAGTATTACCAACGCACGACAGCGTGTTTTGTTTGACTTTAATAAAGGCATTATTAACAAAGCATTGGGCAAAGCAAGCGATCCAAAAAAAGCAGATAAATTACAACTTCCTGCTGATGTAGTTGGCAGAGATGCAATCAAGTACGCTTCAGATGAGGTGTCAAAAAAATATGATGACGTGTTGGCAAAAATGTCGTTTGACTTGGATTTTGCAACTACAAGCAATATTCTTTCGTCTTTAAGCAAAAACACAAATTTATCAGCAAACCAAAGACAAGAAGTTGCCGAAACACTCAACAATGTAGTATTAGGTAAATTTTCTGGTCAAAAACTTGATGGTCAAACATTCAAGGGTATTGAGTCAGACTTGCGTAAAAAAGCCAGCAACTACCTAAATAGCACAACTGCTTCTGAAAGAGAAGTTGGTCAAGCATTGAGTGATGTTTTAGGTGTTTTGAAGAAAGAGTTGTACTTCCAAAACCCAAAACAAACGCCACAATTGCGTAGAGTTGATAGTGCTTATAGTGATTTATCTGTAATTAATATTGCCGCCGCTAATTCTGGAGCAGATAGTGGCGTATTTACACCAAAACAGTTTTCAACTGCTGTAAGACAAGCAGACAAAACAAGAAACAAATCAGCCTTTGCTAAAGGGATGGCAAAAAGCCAACAAATATCTGATGCTGGTATTCAGGTTCTTGGAAATCAATCACAAGCAACGCTAGAAGGAAATATTGCTACTAGGGTGGCTGGTGGTTATGGAATGTTTACAGAACCAATGATTGCGGCTGGATTAGTTACTGGTGTGCCAACAGTTTACAGCCCTGCTGGACAAGCCACACTAGATGCTTTATTGCGCTCTCGCCCTGATTTAATAAAGAGGGCTGGTGGTTTGTTATCACAAACATCGCCTCAATCTGGTGGTGTACTTGCTCCAAGCGCAGTATTTCAATATAACAAAGAAGAACGAATGCCTCGTATTGAACTCAATAATATGGCTCCCAATAGGCCATAGGAGTAACCCATTGATCCTTTTTCTCTCCTCATGTTGGCGCAAGGTGCAGTTGGCTTTATTAAGCAAGGCTGTGCAATGCTCCATGAGGGGCGAATGGAACTTGAGGGTGCTAAGAAGACAGTTGAAGGTGTCCTTGCAGATGTCAAAGCAATCAAGGGCATTTGGCAATGGCTCATTGGCCTACTTAGCGGAAAGCCCAAGTCCAAGCCAACAGAAGAAGCCCCCAAGCCTCTGGCGAAAGCGAAGGTCGCCGCTAAGAAGCAACAGTCTTATGAGGAGATGGAACTCTTACTCATTAAGGACATTGGTGAGAAACTTGGTCTTTTATTCGATACACAACAGCAAATCAACAATTACTATCGGTCATTAGAGGAAGAATCAAAGAATGTCTATGATCCTGACCAAAATAGTAGCAAGAAAGCGATTGAGAGGACTCTAATTGAGTTGCAACTTGAGAAACTGATGGAACAAGTGAG